CATGAGCCAAGCCAGCGAGGCGGTCGGCATGCTGGAGGCCTACGCCGAGATCGACGTCGCCCTGGCCGACCTGCACGCGATCCCGATCATGCTGCCGTCGCGTCAGCGCGAGGAGTTCGAGCTGGCAGCACGCCGGATGCAGGACGAGTGGGCCAACACGCTCTTCTACGGGCCGCCCGCGGTCGTGGCCGCGCCGCCCTACTGGGAGGCCGCAGCCTGTGTCGTGCTTGTGCTCGCCGCCTTGGCCTCCCTGGTGCTACCCTGGGTGACATGAGAATCGACACCGAACAGAAGACGCAGGTGGGATCATCGCCTGTGCTCTACGTCACGCACGAGAAGGACGCGCCGCCGCTTCACTGCGTTGAGAAGGACGCGCCGCTCGACGTCTTCGAGTTCCTGTCGCGGCAGTGCAGGAACTACGACTGCAACTCTCGGCGTGAGCCCAACAGCACGCACTGCCGTGACTGCAACCTGCGCGATCGGATCCACCGAGGCTACTGCGTGTCGTGCGACCAGCGACGAGCGACGAACTCGAACTACTGCGCGAAGTGCCAGCCGATTGCGCCCCTCCGCGAGAGGCTGAGCTACGAGGTCGAGGACCAGCTGGCGTGGCTACGCATCCAAGGCAACGTCGTCAACTACGGCGAGACCTTGGTCGAGTCGAGGTCGGGCGACCGCCGTGTCGTGCATCGCGTTGGCATCTATCTCAGGAAGGGGCTCAAGCTCAGGAATCAACTCGATGAGGGGGCGCACTCGATCTTCGTCGAAGGCAACGGCTGGGCTAACGCGATGTCGAAGCTCTTCGACAAGGTCAAGGACGCGGTCTGATGGCCAGGACCGTCGATGATATTCTGGCTGGCGTCGTAACATCGGCTTGCCCGGCGCTCCTGCAGGCAGTCGAACAGGCCGACTGGAAAACTGCCTTCGACATCCTGACGGGGACAGCAGCGTTGATCAAGGGAGGGCTCGACGGCGACATGAAGGCTCTGCTTCAAGCGAGTGCGGCGGCCGACGAAGTGGACAAGGTCGCCGACGCCCGCGACCGGCTCGGGGACCGGGCCAACTGATGGACACACTGCTGCTCGCCCTCGTCTTGCTCGCCGCCTCGTGGGTGGCGTGGTCGATGCTCCAGCCGAAGCTGCGGCAGCAGAAGAAGCGGCACGAGCTGTGCGAGCTGTGCAACCAGCACCGCGCGACGATCGTGATGCACGGCTTCCACATCTGCAAGAAGTGCTCGAACGACCCGCAGCGGAGGCTCGGATGAGCGTCACCGGGTGCCACTGAAGCAGGAGATCGCAGCCCATGTCGCTGCAGCAGACTGAGCGCGACTCGCTCGTCGAGTCGATGACTCCGACCGAGCTGGCCGAGATGGAGGCGATCCTCGCGAGTGACCAGCGGCCATGGACGCCACTGCGTGGACCGCAGACCGACGCCTACTACAGCGAGGCGGACGTCGTTGGATATGGCGGCGCCGCTGGTGGCGGCAAGACGGATTTGGCCGTCGGGCTGTCGCTGACGCAGCACCGGAAGGTCGGCATCTTCCGACAGGTCGGCACCGAGCTGACCGCCGTGATCGATCGCTTCGAGGAGATCCTCGGCAGTCGCGACGGCTACAACGGGCAGAACAACATCTGGCGCTTCAAGCGCTACGACGACGTGCCGGTGCAGGTCGAGTTCGGTGCGTTCCCCAACACGGGCGACGAGAAGAAGTTCCAGGGCCGACCGCACGACCTGCTGATCTTCGACGAGGCTGCCGAGATGCGCGAGTCGGCGTTCCGCTTCGTGATGGGCTGGAACCGCAGCGTGCACCCCGAGCAGCGCATCCGCGCGATGCTGCAGTTCAACCCGCCGACGACAGTCGAAGGTCGCTGGATCGTCGACTACTTCGGACCGTGGCTCGATGATCAGCACCCTGCGTTCCCGGTGCCGCCCGGCGAGCTGCGGTGGTTCGCGTCCTACGACGGTCGAGAGAGGATGGTTGACGGACCGGAGCCGTTCATGCACAACGGCGAGCGCGTGATCCCGAAGTCGCGGACGTTCATTCCGTCACGGGTGAGCGACAACCCCTACCTCATGGGCACCAACTACGAGGCTCAGCTGCAGGCGCTGCCCGAACCGCTGCGCTCGCAGATGCTGCACGGTGACTTCGCGGCTGGCATGCGCGACGACATCTGGCAGGTGGTGCCGACCGCGTGGGTCAAGGCCGCACAGAAGCGCTGGGTGAAGCTGCAGACCGAGCTGAAGAGCCTGCCCGAGATGCTGAGCGTCGGTGTCGATATCGCACGAGGCGGCGAGGACGAGACCGTCATCATGTGCCGGCACGAAGGCTGGTGGTTCAACGAGCCGATCGCCTACGCTGGCCGCGAGACGCCGGACGGTCCTTCGACTGCCGGCCTGATCGTCGGCCACACTCGCGACCGCGCGCCGATCCACCTCGACGTCATCGGTGTCGGCGCTGCGCCCTTCGACTTCCTGGTGCAGATGAAGCAGCAGGTCGACGGCGTCAACGTGTCGATGGCTGCGATGGGGCTCGACGAGACCGGCACGCTCGCGTTCAGCAACACGCGGTCGCAGATGTGGTGGCGCGTGCGCGAGCTGCTCGACCCGATGCGCAACTACAACGTCGCGCTGCCGCCGAACCCGCGGCTGACGAAAGATCTGTGCGCTCCGAAGTGGTCGGTCAAGGGCAACAAGGTCTACGTGCAGAGCCGCGACGAGATCATCAAGAAGATCGGGCGCTCGCCCGACTACGGCACAGCGTTCGCCCTGGCGTGCATGGAGACGCCGAAGTGGGAGGTCGTGGCGAACGCGATGCGCGGCATCGACCAGGGCGGCAAGCGTCTGCCGGTCGAGCACAACCCGCACGACTACGCCAAGCCGAGGCGCGACCAGGGCGACCCGAGCCCGTTCACGGGGTATCGGAACCGCTGATTGCTTTCTCCCGGTCGAGTCCTACCTTCCTGGCATGCATTGCTGACCGACGAGTCCACCTGAAGGTGAAGATCAAGTCCCTGGCAGCCGAGGCCGCCATCATCCGCCACGCAGAGCACCGCCACCGGGGAGACCCGGCAACGCGAGGAAGCCTGCGACAGCACCGCACCGAGAGCGTGCGCCAAGAACAACGGGCCAGCCTGCTGGCCTACGCGTTCCTGCGCGGACGTTCGTATCGGAGCGTTGAGCCCAACGCGCGGCAGCCTGCGAGCCTGCGTCGGGTGGCAGAGCTGACCCACGTCTTTCGAGGCGCGAGTCGGCCGGACAAGCAGTCGACGACGAACGACGTTCAGCAATGGCTGCGCGGTGACCCGGGTGGCCGGGACTCAGGAGTAATGACCCTGAGCACAGCGGGTTCAACTCCCGCACCGCGCACCATGACGGGGTAGCTCAGTGTAGAGCGTCTGCGCGGTTCGCTGCGCAGGAGGTCGCTGGTTCGACTCCAGCCCCCGTCACCACCCTTTGCCGACGTAGGTCATCCCGTCGCCATCGTTCGCGTCGACCCACACGATGTCGTCTCGATCAACGTCGCGATCGGAATGCGCGGCTGGTAGCCCGGAGCCCTTGGGGTAGATCCCGAAGATCTCGTCTTCGCCTTCGCCGTAAGCGATCATCCAGATGGAAGAGTCCACCGGGTCCCCGATGTCCACCGGGTCGATGACCGACTCCGCCGGCCATACCCGCGACATCGCCGCCAAGGCAGCACAGGCGGCAGAGCGGAACAGGCTACGGCGCGTGATCATGAGAGTGGTGCCCCGACCGAGAATCGAACTCGGGCCTTCGCGGTGAAAGCGCGACGGTCTGCCACTAACCCACCGGGACGGTGGGTCACTGTTCAGGGAACCCGGTGGGTTGACTGACGGGACTCGAACCCGCGACCTCTGCAGTCACAACGCAGCGCTCTACCGACTGAGCTACAGCCAAAGTGCGCTCAGCGATGTCGACGTGCCGCGGGCAGACCTCGCCCACAGGTGTAACGATCACCTGGGCTACCAGCTCTCCGCACACGGCGCAGCTCTGAAGGTCGTCCATCACGGTTCGTCATCGGGTTCGAGGAATGGTGGGCTCACCGCCGCCTCGCGCCTTTCGAGCGGTCAACGGCGGCGGTGTCCCACCTCTGGTTGCGGCGGCCGGATTCGAACCGGCGACCTCCAGGTTATGAGCCTAGCGAGCTGACCAGCTGCTCTACGCCGCGGTGGTGGCCCCAGACGCCTCTGGTCGTCGCCCGTCGGCTTGCGCCCCTGGGCGCTCCCAGGTCCAGGACGGGTCCAGTCTCTCACTGGGTGTCGGGCCGTGAATGTCAAAGAAGGTCGCCGGGGCGTTTGATGAGGCGGCTGTTGGTGCGTAGCAGACCGACCGTTGCTACCGGTCGGCGGAAGTTGGGAGGCTGACGCCCAAGGCGACCGCCCCAGCGACCGGGCCGGACGATACCACGTAGGGCCGGGAGAGAGCACTACCGTCCCGCGAATGCCGGACACTGCTGCAACTGTGATCATGCCGGCGTCCTACGATGAGCTGGTCGCGGCTGCGGGCCCGCTGATCCAGGACCACTGGGCCGAGGTCTCGCTCGACAAGGGGCATCCGCCTGCCCCTGACGACCTGCGCTACCGCTACCTGGAATCGATCGATGCGCTCATCGTCCTGGTCGCCAGGGTCGACTCAATGGTCGTCGGCTACAGCGTCAGCTTCGTCACCCGGCACATGCACTACGACTTCATGCTCTGCGCCAACGACGTGCTGTTCGTTGCGAAGGAGCACCGCGGAACCTCGCTCGGCTCGCGCCTGATGGCGGCGACGATCGAGGCAGCCAAGGTCGGCGGCGCTGAGCGCATGGGCTGGCACTGCAAGGACGGCAGCGAGCTGCATCGAGCGCTCGCGAAGAGCGGCAACTACCGGCATCAGGACCACGTCTACACACGGAGCATCTGACATGGCTTTCGGAATCTCAGCAGGCGCCTACGCGGCGATCGTCGCAGCCGCAGGTCTCGGCGTCAGCGTCGCGGCGGGCGAGCAAGCCGGTAAGCGTGCGCGACAAGGTCGGCGCGACCAGCAGGCTGCACAGCAAGCGGCCAAGAGCGATGCGCTGAGTGAGCGGCGCCGCGCTGCCCAGCAGCAGAAGCAGGCCAACCGTTCCGGTCCCGACATCAGCGAGCTGCTCGCGGCGGCGCAGGGTGGCGGGCCCAACAACCTGCTCTCCGGCCTCGGCGGCGTTGACGCCGGCTCGCTCAACCTCGGGCAGCAGTCGCTGCTCGGCGCCGGGTTGTAACCCATGCCAGCACTCACGCTGCTCAGCAGCCAGCTGTCGACCCAGGTCGAGGGCACGCGCGAGCTGACTGACGCGAAGAAGAAGCCCGGCTACCTCACCGGCAAACGGCAGTCGCTGATGAAGCGATGGTCGGCACTCGAAACCGATCGCTCGTCGTGGTGGGCGCACTGGCAACAGATCTCCGAGGTGCTGCTGCCGCGCAACGGCCGGTTCATGATGGCGGACCGCAGTCGCGGCACGCGTCGCGACAACGAGATCTACGACAATACGGGGACGCGCGCGTTGCGTGTCATGTCCGCGGGCATGATGGCAGGGGCCACTTCACCCGCGCGTCCCTGGTTCACACTGGCGACCGACGACGACAAGCTGAACAACTTCCACCCGGTGCGCGAGTGGACGCAGGACGTGCGCGACTTGCTGCTCCGAGACTTCGCGCGCAGCAACACCTACCGCGTGCTGCCCACGATCTACGAAGAGCTGGGTGCGTTCGGCACCGCAGCGTCGGTCGT